TCGCTGACCGCGCGTTGAGTTTTTGGGTTAGCCGCCAGTTGCCGGAGGCGTCGCAGTCAAAGTGATCATCACGCCGGCGGTTACCTTGTTGCTGCCCGCGTGCTTGACCCAGTTGGCAGCGGAGCCGACCGCGGCCAGGGTTGGGTTGGAACCGCCGGTGGTGGCTTTCCAGCTGTAACCCAGCACATCGATGTTCACGGTGCCTTCAGCGCGATAACCGATGCTCAGGTTTTCTTCGTCGTTCACTTCGTAGGAACGGAAGCCCGGCGCCTGCGACTCGGTGATAGTTACGGCGTTAGGTAGCAGACCGAAAATCACGTCCGCCGGTGCGGTGTCAGTCACCAGTACTGGCTTGCCCAGGGTGCCAGGCAGGCCGCCGTAGATCACGACGCCAGCTTCTTCGTAGATCTTGTTGGTGATGGCTTCATCAACGATGTCGAAGTAGGCGCTGGAGTGCATGACCCACAGTGCGATCCGACCGAACTTATCGCCGAACTTGCGCATGCCGCGAGTCAGAGTCTTCTTGCCGTCGGTTTCGATGTTGGCCGAAACCACCATGTCAGCGTTGGAACCGATGGCCGCGCGCAGACCAGCAGTTGCGTACTGGATGAAGCCTTCCAAGGTCGCATCAGCAACGTCGGCGCCGACGATCTGGGAGAACTCCTCGACCGGACGACCGCGGCGCTTGAACGCCTCTTCGGTGGTCTGGTAAGGGCCGTACTTCCAGGGGGCTTTGACGCCGACAGCTTCGCCGGCGCTGATCTTCTTGGCAGTCACCTTGCCTTCAGAGTTAACGTCGCGGTGCTCCAGCGAACCGTTCAGCTTGTAGAGCGCACGCTTGCGGAAGTCACCTTCGATCAGTTCGTTGTCCAGCACCATCGCGCCGTTCGACGATGCGTTGAACACATCCAGGTTGTCCTGGACACGCTCCAGGTATGCGGTTTGCGCCTCATCGTTGTAGATGATCAGGTCGCTATTTACGGTTGTAGCCATGGGTCAATCCCCTTACTTGGGCAATTGCAGATATGCGGTTTGGCCGTGCTTGCGCTGGAAGTCGCGCTTCTGCTCGGAGGTCATTTCGGAGCGCTTGAATGCAGCCTTGCCGCCACCCCCGCCCGGGGCAAATGTCCCTGAAGCCCTGGGCCACAGGTGGGGTGCGCTTTCGCGCAGAGATTCCGCCCATTCGAGCGGAGTCAGAGGGGTCTTGCCGTCTTTACCGAGGATGACCTGGCCGGATTCATCGACGGCGACTGCATCGCCATCTTCGTTAAGGGTGAACACGCCTTTGGCGCGCAGGATGATGTCGTCGGTTGCTTCGGGCAGCGCGCCCGCCTTCAAAGCAGCACCACGTACCGAGTCGCCCAGGACTTTGCCCTGGAACTTGGCAGCGAAGGACTCAGCTTTCTCGGCGCGCTCGCTGATGGTCTTCAGCTGCTTGTCGTAGTCACCGCGCAGACGCTCAGTGCGGCGGTTGAAGACCTCGTCCACCTTGCCCTCGGTCAGCAGCTTGGTTTCTTCGTCCTGGCCCGCACGACTGAGCAGACCTTTGACGGCGTCGATGTCGATGCCTTCAAACTGAGTTTCGAACTGGGTCAGCTTGCCGGAGGTTTCCTTCAGCTTGCCCAGCAGTTCCGAGTTCTTGGTTTTCAAACCCGAAACAGATGCTTCAACGGCAGTCGCGATAGCGGCCTTGATTGCCGGGTTTTCCAGGTCGATTTCGTTTTCTTCTGCCACTTTGATGCACCCCTTGGGTTTAGTCCGCCCGCTTTGCAGGCAATAAAAAACCGCCCGGAGGCGGCTGGTTGAATGTGTTCGGTTAAATCCCGGCCCTCTCAAATGCCAGCGGCTCTAGTCCCTTCATCTGCGCCAGAGTTAGCGGTGCGAAGTTGCGATCAAGCTGCAGCTCGGCGAAGCGCTCGACGGTCAATCCGCCCTCACGGAACAGCTTGGCCCGTACAGGTCCAATAGCCACGTCCTGGAACGATGCCGGTTGCTGCTGGAGCCAGTGGTAGTAATCGAGGTCGGCACTGACCTGCTGTCCGCCATCAGCACCCACCGAGGCACGCGTAGCGCCTTTGGCGAAAAGCGCGCTGAGCTTGGTTAGTAGGATGAAGGTGGTACGGCAGTTCGGGTGGAACGGCGGCCGAGGGCCGGACTCCACGGGAAACTTGCGCTTGTCCATCGAGCGGCATTGCTGGCTTGTCTTGCTATCCAGCGTGGCAACCATCTGGATCTCTTGCACGATGTCCGTGTTGGACTTGGCCACCTCCATACGGGCCTGGGACGACACATGCTGAATCGCGGTGTGCACGACCGTGCTGGCATTGCGGCTGGTGGTGGCAAGAATGCCGTCCTTGTAGCCGGCCGCCTTGGTACCGCGAATGTTGCGGATGATCTGGAAGTTCGTCTGCCCTTCGAAAAAGCCTTGCCGGATGGTGCCGGTGACGCGCTCACGCTCGGCGCTGGTCCAGCCCTTGATAAAGGCCTTCAGCAGCTTCCCGCCGCCGTTGCCACGTACGCTGAGCGGGTTCGTCAGCACTGCGGTCCGGATTGCAGCGGCCGTCGGCGCGACTACATCCAGCGACACACCAACCGGCGCCGATCTGGCAATGCTGGTCGCCTCAAACTCAGCCTCGTAGTTGGCGATATCTACCAGGTCGAGGTTCAGTTGCGCGCTGTAGCGGTCGAAGATGCCCAGCAGCAGACTATCCACTTCCTTCAGCAGCGCTTCGAGGCGTTTGACACTGTACTCGGTCAGGTCCGACTGGGTCAGCCGGTCGCGAATTGAGCGGTCTATCTCCTTAAGAAAGGGAGCGAACTTGCCCACCTCCCCGGCCTTGAGCTTTTCCAGGAAGACCGCGTGCCGGATCGTGGCATCAAGTACTGCCGGATTTACCGCCATTTGGTTTGTCCTCGTCGTCCAGGCCCAGGCCATCGCCCTGCTCTCCCAGCTCGCCATCGATTTGCAGGTCTGTTCGCTCTGGCGCAATCAGCCCAAGCTTGCGTAGGTACGCCCGAAGATCCGCCTTCGCGAAGCCGCCGTTCTGCCACAAGCCAACCAAGGCTGTGATCATCTGCGGATCCGCCGTTAGCTCGACGAACTCCTGATTCACCTGGTAGGTGACCTTCTTGTCAGCAACGCCCATGTAGGCGCAGCACCACATGATGGCTCGCGTGTATGCCTCGCTGACGTTTGCCACACAACCAGCGAGCACCGATGTGGATGCCGACTGATCGCCGCGTGACTCGGTAGCTGTCTTGGTGGCAAGTGACGCCACCACCACCCGTACTGTGATCTGGATAGAACACACCACGTGTCGGAACAGCGGTCGGGGTGAAGCCAAATCGAGCCCACCGAGGAACCCCATCTACAACGACAACGTTGCCGTCATCTTGCACCTGCAGGTAAGCGCGATCCGCAGCCCCGTCAATCCAATCACCCTTGGTTGCCCAGGTACGATTACCTACACGGTCGACCAAAAAGGCAGAGCCTTGCATGTAGAAGCAAGTGACCAAATCTGGATTTGGGTGGTTGTCTACATACGTGTAGGGAACACTGCTATCAGTCACCCAGATTGGAGCGCCGTTATCGTAGAGTCGTAGGTTTCCATCAGCCTCTAGGATCAGCTTGTATCGTTTGCTTGGAGACTCGAGATACTGCCCCGCCACCAGACAGTTACGCGGAGGCAGGATAGCGCTGCCATTATTGGCACTGTTAAAGAGGATAATACGAAAGCCATTACTAGCCATGTTATTCACCTATTGAGTCGAATGATTTGTCGCGGAGGATTCCGCTTTCATGTCGCTCAAAGGCGATTGCTCGAGGCTCGTGGCCTTCACATGATTCAACGTCCCACATCGGGAACATTTGATCTGGAGCTCTGTAAACCCACCCGTACGGGCGAGAAGTCTTTTGCAGTTACCGCATCTGAATTCTTTCAACATCTGCAAATTCCTTTTGCTGAATCGCCCTTCCATGGGCAATAAAAAACCCGACGCAATGGCCGGGCTCGTTGACATGAAACTTGTCAGTTATCGGGATGTTCGCTCGCCACTGAATCGGCAGCGTCAACGTCCGACATATCCTCTTCGAGGGAGGGATCGTCATTCTGAGGCGGCAGGATCTCGCGCTCGCCACGAGGAGGGTCGTAACCCGCTTCGTTGTCCGTGCCGCGTGTCACTTCCTGCTGCGAAATATTGCCTGGGGCACTCTTATTAATGTCCATGCTGTCTCTCCGTTCAAACGCTCGAAACAACCGCGCATAAACAGAGTAGTCGGCAGGTCACAGCGCTTGCCGAGCACTGGACGAACGGTGGAAAGCAAAAAGCCCCGCTGTAGGCGGGGCTTAGTGAAAACTTTAGTTAATTGAGGCTTGAGGGACTGGGGCCTCGTCGATGCTAATGCAGTGCTCAATGTCAGTTATTTTCTCCAGCGCAAGCTCGGCCGTTGAATAAGCCCCGAACATTCGGCCCTGATAAAAAACAACCCACGCAAACTGAATATCCGCGTTGCCAGCCTGCCCTACAACCAACTTCTTGAACCGTTCCGCCAAGTCGTCGACATGCATCTGTGCCATGCCACGCAAAACCATGACGCTCTCCCAGTTATAGTCGGAAGCTCTATTTTCGACCCTGCACAAACTGAGCGCAATAAAAAGCCCGACATATAAGCCGGGCTTTGAAGTGTAAACCCCTAACGCGCAAGATCGATAGGATGGATAAATACTCTCTCATTTTCTCATTCGTTGCAATGGCTATTTACTACGCCGCACAACTTTCGATTAAGCCCTCTGAGTCGAGCAGCTCCTGAGCCACAGTGAGCGCCTCGTTCACTTGGTCATCCAGCGTCTTGCGGATACCTGAGCGCCACCGGTACCTAGTTGATTCTGGCTTCCCATCGTTATCCCAGTTGGTGATGTCGTACCAGGCTGCCGGCAGCACTGCGGCGGAGCGCTTGCCCTCGGCACCGGCAACCTGCGGAATAGCCCAGGTCAGCACGGCACACTCCCGGAATCGTTTCGGCGCCGGCGTCTTCACAGAGTTCAGCAGCTCCAGTATCGCGCCGTGCTTACGCTCCTCGTGCGTAGAGTACTTCGCCACCAGTGCCCGCCAGTGCGCCGGAGTCAACGCCTTGTGCAGGCGACCGAATACCCAGCAGTCCTGGAGAAACGCCGCCTCCTTTCCAATGATCTCCCCCTTCTGCTTGGCGCACTGCACCTTGGGCTCAAAGTCGCAGCCGCCGGCGGAAGTGATGGTCTCGGCCGCGAGGGCTCGAACTACTGCTGAAACAACGTTGCGATAGGTCATGCGGCCTTCTCCTTTAGCTTTCTGGTCTTCGCTCGATATTCGGCCTTGATGGCCTTGATCTCTTCGATGGTGT